GTTTATTCGATGAGGTTGCTGGCGATGTCATGCCATGTGTAGTAGTTGGCAAGGAAAACAAAGACGGCACCCACAAGGCAACCGACAATATCCCATGCCAAATCCCACACGCAGAAATGATTTCCTTTCTGCTTGCTGTCTTTTACCTCTTTGTAGATGCCGAAAGCGAAAGCCACGGCAAAGGCAATGACGGCGGCAATGATTGCCGAGGGAAAATGAATGAACGACACAAGCACACCGATAAAGGCGGCGATTACGAACTCACAGAAGACGTGGAGCTTCTTGTCGCTCCCGGTCTTGTCATTGCAAATTTTCTTTGTCATGATAATTAACATTTGGTTTATACTATGCAAAGGTAGGCCGTAGTCGGTTCTCGCTCTCGTTATCTTTTGAGTTAGACAAAAAGAGAGCCACGGCTGCGCAGTCCGTGGCTCCTAATCGCATTATATGAAATCCTAACTTAGCGTTCAAAATCCAAACGTGGCTGGGGTAAGGTCGTCTTTTTCATTACAACCTGCGGCCAGTGTGTTATTAACGTGTTGTGCGGCGAGTTTACTGAATGCCGCAAACTCCTCCTCGCTGACAAAGGTGTAATAGATAGGCTTGCCGTTGGAGTCCTCGTTTATCTTTACCGTGCGAGGATATGCTTCTGAGGTGAGCCTCTCCATCATCATAAAGTTGCGTTGGTTTTCGTCAGACAACCATACGCGCATACCATTCCATATAAAACCGTTTATAATAGTTTCTTTGGTATGCTCGTTGATAGCTTCAACCAACACAGCCTCCACCTCCTCCCATGTAGGTTTATGGTCAAAGGTATAGCGATACTCATAAGTACCTCCATGCTCATCGGAGTATAGTCCGTAAAAGAGCGTAAAAGTTCTGCGGCCTACTTTTTGTAAGCCGTCCTGCCTTACCGGTGTGCCGTAAATCTTATTCATATGGCAAAGGTAACGCTGTATTCCGCGATTGTATCTTTATCTTTTGGGCTTATGTAAATTTTGGCAACGTCTTTCCGTCATAGTAGTCCATGACAATAGTTGTTTCAAAAGGAAATCCGTCCTCGATGTCACTTATTTGGTCGAGGATATTCTGCATCTCCTTGCTTGCCGTGAAAAACTTGTTGAACGTACCGTCCGCAATATTGCGGAAACTTACAAGGTAGCGACCATCGCCGTGTGCAGTTGTGAGGTCTGCCTCGTAATCGTGTATCTCAATCGGTGTATTCGCTATGCTACGAATTGGAACAACCTTGCCCGGAAAACGCTTTTTGCCGTCCTCCGGCTTGTAGGCTATGCCTAACTCTCCGAATTTTCTCATGTAATTATGTGTTAATTTGAAATATAAATGCTTGCAGTCGGCATGACAGGCCATGCCTTTGAATGAGCCGATAATTTCCTGTCTCCTCTTTCGGGATTTTACCTCTGACAAATGTCGGGCAACTTTCTTCTTAGTTCGCTTTCTCAGTAATGCGTGTGTGCCATAAAAGACAAAACCGAGGTAATCAATACCCTCGCTTATCGGTCTTACTGCCTCTGTGTTTTTAACGGTCAAATCTCTCTTATTAATTTCCTCATGGTATATATCTCGCAATTTCCATACAGGCCTTTTCAGACTTCCCCACATTGCGGAGTCGTCCATATACCTCTCATAAAGATACCTAACCTCTCCATTTGGTGCAATATATTTCGGAACATGGCAACACATAACATGGTCTACCGGCGACAAATAGAGATTGGCAAAGCATTGACTTGAGCGTAATCCTTTTGATAGTCCTTTCGGCAGTAAGGTGATGAAGTTGTCGAGGAAGCCTAATACAACAGGGTCTGAAATATATAGCCTTATTTCGGCTTTCATGCGCTCTTGGTCTATGTTGTCATAGTAGCCCTTTATGTCATTCTGACAGTAGAATTGCATCAACTCCGGCACTGCATTGTAATCCTCGACCATGCGATGAAATAGCCAATGCATACCTCGGCCTTGAATGCTTGCCGCCGTGTTCTGTATGAGCGTGGGGTTTACATATCTCTCCACCACTACCATTATCACATGGCACCCTATGCGATGATATACCCTCGGAGCTTGCACGACCCTTACTTTCGGGCCATCGGAAACAGTCATTTCTCGAATGTTCTCCGGGAGTATTCTAAATGTACCGTCCTGCAACTCTCTTTTCAGACGTACGAGTAGCTGACGTTTGTCGCGTTCTCCTTTGGCCGGGTCAAGTTTTGAATAGTATTTTTCGCGCTGTTGAGCGGTTTCCAAATGACTTATGACATAATCAAAACCGTCTGATAAATTTTCATCGGAGATTATCTCATTTAATAAACTGTCGATTGGGAAACCTGCGCTCTTCAAGGCCACAGGAAGATTGGCGCATTCCTGCGGTATCAAATCATAATTGATGTTATGGGCAGTTACTGCTTCCATTGTGAAATGCTTGGAGCCTTCCGGTCCCGTGGAGGTCGCCTAAGCGACACTCCACTTTGTAAGGTTATTGTCATTTTTCGGCTTTCCAAACTTGCCGTGTGAGGCCTATTTGCTGTTGCCGAGGCTCATACCCTTCGCGGAATGCGGTGACAATCTCGTTGTCTTGCAGGGTCACACGATTTAACCTTAGTAAGTTCAGACGAGCGCCGTAGTTCGTGTTCGAGTTCGAGCAAGCGTTATTCGCGTTCGCATAAGCGAGGCCGCTGTTCGCATTCGAATTGTTGCCCGACCGCAAAACAACGCGGCTGTGAGGGTAGTCCGCCTTTATTTCATTTTACATAAGTGGTCGCGCAATCTCCACTTTGAGTCCAAGCGCGTCCATGATACGGAAGAAAAGTCCAACTCCGGGTTCAATCGCACCTTTCTCAATACGTGAAATATAGGTTTTGTCTGTGCCTACTTTCTTGGCAAGGTCACTCTGAGTCATTCGCTCCTGTTTCCTTGCATCAAGAATAATCTGACCAACACAATAAGCGTAAGCCTCACGATGGAAAGCATCACGTTCGGGTGTACCGACCTTTCCGTATTTCTCATCAAGTATGGCATCGAAGCTGCCAATGTTACTTTTTGTCTGCATAATACTCCTTTTTTAGTTTCAAAGCCATGTTGATTTCCGACTCCGGTGCTTTTTGTGTTTTTTTCTGATAGCCATTCAGAAGCATCACTATGTTGCCTTCATCGAAAATGAAAAATGCCCGGTAAATATTGCCGTTATGCGATGCACGGATTTCATACACGCCATCACGGATGAACTTCACGAACCTTTCATTAACACGCTCTTGTATTTTGAGCATTCCAAGAACATAATCAATTTTCTTCTGCGCCCCTGCTTCAAGAGCACGGTAGAAAGAAATGAAATAGTCCTTATAAAACAATATCTTCCGTTCTGATTTCATAACGCAAAGTTACAACAAAAAGTTGATATATCAATCAACTTTGCCGAATTATTTTTCAATCACGACTCGCTTACGCGAGATTGAAAGGTACAGCAGCCGGGGCTATGCCCCAGCTCTGCACCAAACGAAAAGGACGAGCGGCGAGAAGTCGCTGTTACGAGAGTACGATTAGTCGCCCTCGGAAGGCCAGACGAGCGCCGCAGTACGCGCTCGAGTTCGAGCAAGCGCCATTCGCGGCCGCATAAGCGAGGCCGCTGTTCGCAACCGAATTGTTGCCCGACCGCAAAACAACGCGGCTGCGAGAATGGGTGTACCAATAACCTGCGCAGAACGAAACAATATATTGGCTTGTGTCGCCGATGGTGCGCGAGGGTAGCACATCACATTTTGCTCCGTGTACGAGGCGTACAACACAGTTACCGCCGCCGGAGGTGAGGCATTGTACGGTGCGTTCCTTACCTGTAATCGGGTTGAAGATATGCGCGACACCGTCAATCGGGAATGATGCAACCTCAACGCCTTTGTTCTTGAAAAACTCTTTGAAAGAAGTCACATTGAGCGCGATGTTGTCCATCCATTCCGAGTCGCAACCAACATAGCCTTTAATACCGAGTATTGAGTTCCACACATTACCGCTACTCTGTGTGTCGGCCATTCCTATGCTATCGGCTTGGTTGAGGAGTCCGTCATGCTGTCCTCGACCGACAATGCTCTGTTCATCACTATGACCATTCAATGCCCACCACAAGATTGAAGTTTCCTTGTGCTGCTCATAATCTTGGAGCTGATAGCCTTTACCTCTGAGCCGTGCAAGGTTTTGGAAATCTTTCATGCAGTAGTTGATTGTACCTGTAGGTAGCTCTATAGCGTTGCCCTCATCATCATAAAGCCAGTTTGGATTTATGGTCGATGTGCCGGTGCCTCTGCGTGAACGGCCACTGCTGATACTTCGGGGTAGGCCGAGGCCGTCAATGGTAATCGGGTATGTACCGAACACCGAACCGTCCTCAATTTCCTCGTTGAGAGCTTTCGGAGATTTAATCTCTGTCCATTCCGGCTCAATGGCTTCAATACTTTCGCTATCCACCGTGTGAACCTCGCTCTCATCAAGTTCTTTGAATGTGGTAAAGTAGAACCACTTCGCGCCTTGTGGCACTTTCTCAAAGATGTAACTGCCAATTGTGAAGTCGAAGTTGGTATTACTTACTGCCATTTGGAACACTCCGACAACATTGCCGTCTGCATCAGTGAATACACAGCCCATTGTCTGATTGTTCATGCCTGGCCAACGCACCTGCTTCATGCCCTCAACATCTACGCGGTATACATTGACATTTGAGCCTTGCCCAAGGAGGTCTGCCACATTCATGCCAACAGTGGTGTCTGCATCGACATACACACCTTGACTTTCTGAATACAAGAGGTCGCCGAGGCGGTGTATGTTTCTGACGTTAGCCGTTGATAGCGGCTCGTTGTCACAACTTGACCACACATAGTATTTGTCTTGGTTCTTGTAGTCGTTTACACCCTTGTACCATCCATGTCCGAGTAAGTGCATGATGTCGTAACCGGCACCGGCCACGTCTGCAAGGTCAATCTCGCTGCCGTCAAGCATGAAATTGAAGTTGGCACGGCTGAGGCGGCGCAGTTCAAGACGCTGTGCTTTGGCATTGTAGTCTGCTCGGCAAGCCCAGGAGTTTTCAAAGATACGCAACGGGTGGCCCGACCGCCTATAGGCGGCAGAGTACAACGCACCAGTCATGTTGTCGAGGTTGCCCCATTTTTCACCTGGAGCATCCACTAAGTCAGAGCATCTTATAATTGAGAATTGCGAGTTGTAGAGGTCAAGCGCAGGGAAGTAGGCTTTAAGGCTGTTAAGACCTGCCACTCCGTCCACATCGTTATCTTCTATCAACTCTGCCAATATCCAACGACCTGTGAGGCCGGAGCATTGTTTGCCGATACCTTCAACGGTTTTGTCGGCGGCAATGTCGTTGCCGTTCTCATCGAGGCCGAAAGCATTGGTCGCTTTCAACGAGCGCAGAATTTCAACACTTGCGGTGATGTTCACATCGCGTAGGCCGATACTCTTGATATGTCCTGCTTCGGCTACGATGTTCTTAATCATAGCCATTGCATCAATCTTCGGGCAACCGCTAATCATGAGCTTGGTTACATTGCTCAGTCCTGCAATCGTCAGCCCTCCCGGATAAGAGAGATTAGGAAGATTGACAAGAGAGATTTCGGTCATGGTATCTGGCAGTTCCAACACGCTAACGGGCGATGTCTCAGCAACGGAGCAGTTTTGCAGAGGTGTTCCTGTTGCTCTGATTATCTCTAATCGAGGACAGGTGCTTGCATCAATGCTTGCTACGGTTGTGTTGCGCACATCAAGCTCTCGCAGGAACGGCAGAGAGCCGAGGGGCATTGAGCTGATAGGTACGGCGGAGCCGATTGAAACGTCTTGTCGGTTCTCGCTACCGATTACAATCTTCTCGGCGAGAGTCATTACTTGGAAGTTGAAGCTGCTGTCAAGGCTTATCTCACTAAGGTCTATCTCTGCAATTCGGTCGGCTTGGTAGATGTATAACAGAGCATACTCCGTGTGACTGAACTTGGTAAAGTAATGTTCCTGTCCTGCTTCGAGGAACACAACCTCGTCAAGTTGTCCGCTTGCATCGTGGCCGACACCAAAGTAGCCGGTCTTTGCGGCCACTATGCGGATACGTGCATTGCTGCTTGCGCACGATGTACGACCGCTCAATACTCCGCTGAAGAATTGGCCTGTTTGATAGTAGCCGTCACGGATGCGCCAACGCTGTTCAATGAACTGCGGCAGAGCTGTAAGCCCCAAACCTTGCAGAGCATAGAAGTATATATCATCGCTTTTGACAACGCTTTCAATATACTTGCGTTCTCCGTCATAGGAAGATATGAGCTTCTTCCAAAATTTCAGACGCTTCTCTACAAAGAAATACTGCGCACCCTCCGGAGAGAACGGTATCATGTCTACACCGTCCACGTTGGTCTTTGCTGAGCGCATTGCGGCCGCAACTGTTTCGAGTGAAAGTTGCTGATTTCCGCTGTGTGTCGCATCAAGATAGACGGTAGGCACAATTGCCACGTTGTTGAACAGGATTGAACCGTAACCGGCATACGGATTGACGTAGTTGTCGTCCGTCATACGGTTGGGGTCTGCTTCCGGGTCTACGGTGCAACCACCGTCATTGTCCTTACCGTTGCAGGTGTCGCAGTCATAGACCTTGTTGAGATACATTCTAACCGCGTGTTCGGCAGAATAGACACCATTGGTAACGCTCTGACCGTCCTCCAAGAACCACATTGGTTGCATATTCTTGGCGCGTTGGTCGGTAGCGGCAAGGTAGTCGGTAAACAGCGTGTAGGCATAGAGGCTCTGAGGTGATGCGTACTGCCACAGGTCGTTTTTCCAATTATTTACCTTTGTCGTGTTCTCGACAATCTGCCAACGGTTTTCTTTGCCATCAACAGCGGCAATCATGTCGCAGTCATGGCAGAACCTCAGCATACGGAATAGTTCGTAAGGTACTTTTCTACCATACGCAAGGTCAATCTGCAATTGGTCGTCATCGACCATGCATTCAAAGTATTGTGTCCACTTCGGGAATGTATCCGCCGAAACGTCACCGCTATTAACGAGCTTCTGAACCCAAGAGGATTTATCGGCCTCCATTTTCATCATGTCGTCAATACCCGACACACCTTTCCACCAACAGAAACCTTGATAGGACAGCAGCTCAAAGCCGACTACCGGGTTCAACACATCGCCGGTAACAACCCATTTGCCGCCGACCTGCTTCATGGAGCCGGTGCTACGTTGCCATGCTGTACCGTTGTGGCGCATAAACGCATAGTCACGTCCGCAGTATTGGCTGAGCAGGTAGACAGCATCGGTGTCTAATCCCTCAGTCGTCTTAAAACGCGCTTCAATCTGCGAGAGCGTTTCATCACGGCGACCAAAGAACTCTATGAAGTCGCCATAGTTAAGACAGCCCTTGTTATAGCCAGGGGTGTCTTTGAAACCGAGTGCAAGCTGTTCGCCTTTGTCCTCTTTCCAATTGCCCTTTGCGTGGAACCACGCATCGGTAAGCTGTTCATTGGTGGAGCGGAAAGCGGCAATTGGGTGGTTCTTGGTGGAGTGGTCCATCTTGCAACCCTCAATGTGCAGGTCGCCTTTGGTGAACGTACCGTCATAGGATCTTTGTGCAGGTGTCTGATAGGCGCTGCCCATAGCCTTGAACGTGTTGTTCATCATGTCGCACACACCACAGTCATTGGCATTGCTACTGTCGGAGTAATCTACCTTGACGGTAATAATCTGTACCGGGATTGCATCGGGACGCACAAGCACAAAGTTCTTTGCGGCAAGGGCAATGGCTTTGCGCCCAAGTTCTGTGTTCTCGTTGGGGGTAAGAAGCGTGATGACAATCTTGTCGGCCTTATTCACCGGCTTGTTGAGATAGAAGCGGTCATTCTTGATAGGTCGTTTAGCTGATGTCGTTCCCTGTCTGCGCCATTGAACATTTGTAGCCTTGAAGTTCAGCTCCGGGTATTCGGGGTTGAAGTAGAAAAGCGTACAGGTGAATTTTGTGGAGGTGTTGGTATCTCCGTCAAACTCATCAAACACTTTCTGCGGCGCAACTACAACATAGTACGGCATACCCTTAGCTTTTAGTTTGTCGAGGCTCGGACGGTTGATTGTGTCAAGAACATCTTCGCTCTCAAACTCGGCTATCATCGCATTTACATCGGTCAGTTTGGCAAGGTAGTTATTGAATGCTTGCGACCACTCATAGTAGCTCTCGTATGCCATGACGTAGTAGAGATAAAAGTCACCCTCTCTACCGTCAAGCATGATGGGGGTATTCTGAGAGATTGCATTTTGTCCGGGGATATAACCCAAACAAGCGACCTCCTCACCATTGAGATACATCTTGATTGTGGAATACTTTTCGCTTCCTCGTTGGATTGCCCTGCTTGCAGGTTCAACGACCACGGCCATTGTGATTTTCTCCTTACTGCGGAACTTGCGCTCTTGCCGCTGATGCTTCACACCTTTGGCGCAGTATATGCCGGCCACGTTGCCTTTCACATAGAAGCCGGTGCCGGTGGCAGGGTCATAGGAGTGCATGAGCAATGCGTCCTTGTCCTTGATGTTGTCAGTAGCAAAGGAGAATTGGATTGCATTACCCGCGCTTTCGTTGGTCTGCTTGGAGTAGAGATAGTAAGGGATTGTAGCCCTCATGTTCTCCGCGATACGGAAAGCGTTTTGACCGAGATAGGAAACGAAGCCATTTGTGCGCCAATTTGCGCCGGTGACGGCCATTGTCACACCCTTGTCGGTAATCGTCTTGTCCACGTCCGCATTTGTGCGCAGGGCAAAGTCATAGCCGAATGCGGCACCGCTCTTAATCTGCACATCAATTGCGCTTCCGTCTACCGTGACAACTATCGGATGGCTCTTGTCTGTGTGAACTTTGCCGTTGGCCTCAGTCCATCTGCCTTCAGCAATAAACTCGATGTTATCGCCGTTGGTATATCCCTGTATCTGATACTTCACGGAATAGGTTGAGGACGAAGCGGCATTGAACGTCTGAATTGTTTCGCCATTGGCCTTTACTGACACCTGCGTGTTTCCGCTTACACTTGCCGCTGTGTATGCGGCCACTTGTAGATTTGCGGTGTCATAGAGCGCAACAGTACCGTTCAATTCATCGTCAAAGGTCTTTGCATCGTAGTGGATAGAAACAATCGGCTCGGTTGTCTTTGAGCTATCCACACACATGATAGACGTGTAGACGTAGTTGCCGGTTACTTTTGCTTGAGGTGCGTAGCCATGAATACGGAGCAGATAAGAGCCATGTTGCATTTTCTCACCACCGCCAAGAACATTGCTCGGATTGATGCTGATGTCCTGCGAGAATGTTTTCTGAATGTTCGCACGGCCAAGTTCGCGCCATTCTCCATCCCAAAGGATTTCAATGATAGCGTCAATACCACCACCTGTTCCACCGAGTGTATTGCGAGGGAATATGTAGAAGCTGTTAAGAGTTGTCATACCTGCACCTACCGACACACGACATTCATGCAGGGCTTTGGAGATTTCAACAGTCACGTCTACGCAGTTCACACTAACGTCTACGCGGCGCACATTGCCCTCTTGGTCTTTTACAGCCACAACAAAGCTGCGCTGTCCGGCTCCGTCAAACCAATCAGTAAAATCAACCGAGAACTTAAAATCTTGGAGAGTGGCCGAACTACGTTCGTTGGTGAGGATTTCTGTTTTAAGCAATACGCCTGTGTTGGCATCGCTCACAGAAATTTCGGTGATGTTATTGACAACTTCTTCCTCGCCCATGCGCGTTACGCTTCGGGCGGCGAAGCGGCCTACAATCTTGCCTCCGGCGGCTCCGTAGATTGTCTGACTCTCAAATCTGACGGCGAACGAGGTTGCATCAGTGCTTCCACCTCCACCGCCGAGAGGAACTGTAAGAGGACTGCCGATTGGCTTGCGTTTGGCATTGACCGGCTGATAGGTCTTGGAATTGCCGTCCTCGCTGAAACTTTCCTCGAAGTCTACGATTATACGCTCGTATGCGCCGCCGGTGCTGAATGCGTCCGTGCCTCCCTCAGTTGGAACATCGTTGGCAACAAGGTCGGTGCCTCCACCGCCGAAGTCTTTCCATGCCTCGGCATTGTCGGCACTCGCTTTGTCAAGAAGCTGCTTGGCTTCCCAAACATGTTCACCTGCATTGATGCAGTATGTGATTACAAGGCCGTCCTTGAAGTAGTCGATACCTTTGCTCTCACACAGCTTACGCAAGGCGGCGACCGCACTCAGTAGAGAATACTCGCTACTGCCGGTCTGCTCTTTGCAGAGTTCGTTAATATTGAGGATTGTTTCTTCTCCTGCGCTCTGTCCAGCTACGTCAAGCCAATTGTCGAGGTTGGCATAACTGTCTGCATCATCGCTGAGGCCGATGTATTGGAATGTGCGCCAACCTTTGGCACTTGCCGCAAAGGTGATTTGCACACCAATGCTTACGGCATCTTTCGCGATTGCATATTCGATTGCACTCTGCTTGGTGTCGTATGTCGGAGGATTGGAGGGAAGTTCATCGCCGTTGGCAAGTCGGGCGGCAGTTACGTTGTAGCAGTTGCCGACAGACGAACCGTTGCCGAATGCTTTCCAATTATCATCTGCACCAATGCCGTTGTCTGGGTCATTGCCCACAAATTGCATAGCTTTCCAACCAACTTCACTATCAAGATATGTAACAACGCTACCGGGTTTAATTACTTCTGTAACGTTATCAAGGTATGTTGCGACATCGGAGAATGTCATACTGCCGGTTGTTTCAAACAGCTCGTTGATATTGACAAATGTGGTAATTGAAAATGCCTTTTTCAGCCGCTCGATATTTCCCGCGTTTAGTTTGCCTTTATCCCCGGGATAAGCCGTTGAGGAGGTTTCACCAAGAGCAAGGTCAGTTCCGGTAACTACCATTTTGCTACCGCTCCAACGATATGACTTGTTGTTGGTCTTGTCTACATACAACTTGTCGCTTGCAGGTATCCTGCCGTTTAACGAAATTTCGCCGAAAGAGTCTGCATTATACCAATTGCTGTAATAATTGACTGTAATGTCTAATCTGTGAGGTTTTGCTATAAAGCAGCCTGTAACGCTGTTAAACATCACATCTACCTCTCCCGTAATTGACTGAGTTTCGGGTGTCGCAACAATAGTCACAAAACCGTCAAATTCTTTGACATCATCCATCGCACCAGGTATGAAGCGAGTTGGAATGAGGCCATTGTCGCCAATGGGGGCTATGCCTCCTGGTAGACCTTTGCTGTCAGTAATGGATTTGATTGCGGCTGCGTTCTTGGATATGGAGGAGTCATGTACATCAACACGACCTTTTAGTGTCGCGATATTGCCTGTGTTGGTGTTTATACCATTGCCGAGTGTTGTCTGCTGTGTCTTTATACCGCTGATTTCAGTGTCGTGTGCATCAACTCGCTTTTCAAGACTTTCGTGCTGACCGCGCAAAGTAGACAAATCCTCTCGGAGATTATCAACCTGTTCATTGTCCACAACAATCTCATAAAGTTTGTTGATAGGCTCACACACCCAATCACCACCACTGCCGACATACATTCTGAACAGAGCCTTGCCCTGCTGAACGGTCAGTTCGAGGTCTGCAATGTCTTTGTCCGATGCGGAAACACCGGCAAACCAACCGTCATGCGGTTGCGGGTAAGCTTCGCGCAGGGCAGCAACGGACGCAAACAATCCTTTGTTCACACCCTTGATGTTCTTTGCTTCAAGCCAACCCTCAACTATTAGGTCGTGGCCTATACGGGCATTGCCCTGAATGTTGGCATCGCCTCCGGCCGATACATTGCGCCCAACCGCAACATCACCGTCTATTTGTTTTGTTGGAATTGAACTCATTGTAGTGCTGTTTTAGAAATTTCGGAGAGCGCCGATGATTTCTCGGACTCGCCTAATGTGAGTAATACTAATGACGCGGCAGCATAAACCACGGCTGTGTAACAGCGTTCACAGATGTCTATACCCTCATCGCGGTCTATTTTCGGATAAGGGAGATACTGCGCTCGGCGCACATACGCTCTTTCGCTTTTGCAGGAGTAGAACTCCAACGCGCGGCCTTCGGGTCGTATCGTGATTACGCAGACCGGCTTTTGTGCTGTGCCTCGCAATGCTTTTATGCGCTGACGTTGCAATGCATATTCGGGGTCTGTGGTGCTTATTGCCGTGAATACAGCTTTCTCCCAATCGCTCATTTCAAAGACGATAAGGCGCATGAAGTCATGCGGCAACAGAACCCAACCGCTTTCGAGGTCGCCCCAATATATGGCATCGCCGAAATTGTGACCCTGTTCCAAAAGGTATGTCGGTGCGTTTGTATGCACTCTAACAACAGCTTCCAAAATCTTGCTTCTCACAATATCGTCAAGCGCAAGAGTGTCTATGTCGTCAGTCTGCAACAACTGCTCACTCGTCATATTTTGGTCGAGGCATACGCGCACATCGCGCATTACATCGTGAATGTTATATACCATAGCGTCATGTAGTTTATTCTTCTACGCTTTCGCTCTCGGTGCTTTCGCCGCCGTTAAGGGTGTCGAACTTTGCGCCAACGAACTTAACACCATGCTCTGATGCGGCTTTCTGCGCGGCATCGTAGGAGCGGACTTTGTAGGAAGAAATGTTGAATTGCTCTTGCAGGTATGCCTGTGCGTCTTGGAGGCAGCTTGCTTCAACGATTGTGAGGCCGTCTGCCGCCTCATCGTTTGCGACTTCTTCGGCTGACGCTGTTGCTTCCTCGGCAGATTGTTCTGCTTCGGGGACAGGAGCCGGTGCAGGGCTTTCGGCCTCCTCGACTTTGGCCTCAACCTCGGCAGGTGCAGGCGCAGGAGCTTCGGGAGTCGGAGCGACTGTTTGGGGTTTAGGTGCCGGTGCTTGGGGCTTCGGCTTTGCGGCTTTTGTTGGCTTCGCAACATCGGGCAACGCGGTTCTGCGCAAAAGAATGATGCGACCTTCCTTGAAATAGGTGCTTTGCTCAATCACTTTCTGAATGAAAGGATTGGCCGTGGTGTACTCGGCAGGAGTAACACCATACGAAGTAAGCGCTCCGCCGGTGAAATGTACCCTTACAGTAGCGGCTCCGGCTTTAATCTGTGCGACCCAATCAACAAGTCGGGGTGCGCCATAAGTGATTTTTTCCATTGTCTTATATGGGGTTTGAGATTTGTTGAATGAAAAAAGTGGCGGTAAGGCGTTGGCCGCCCTCCGCCACTTTTCCTGTTTAATTTGATGATACGGGTTAGTCTGCGATGATTTCACCTGTGAACTCTACCCAACCGCCTGTTTCACCCTTGTACTGCCACATCTGACCGTTCTGTGCGGCGGCATTGATGCCGGGGCAGTCCTGTGTGAGCAGATATACGCGGCCTTCAACGAGGTCGGCACCGACAGGAGCTTCTTTGCTCTCCCAAATGGTGTAGGTGGTGGCACCGGCATTTGCCTTTTCGCCCTCACCGTCAATCCAAATGTGACAAGCGCCTTTGAGTGCGAGGCCGTCCCACACAACGATACCCTTGCGAGTAGCTTCTTCGCCCTCCACACGGTCGTTGAACTCGTGCTGCTGCGAGTAGATGTAGTGGACGAGGCGGTCTTCGCCTATGAGGGCGCCGGAGTTGGAATAGCCGAGAGTGTCAAGAGTAGGCTCACGCTTGATGTCGATGTCGCCGAACACGGTGTGAATGCTTGTGACAGTCCAACCGATAGGGTTCGTCTTGGTGACAATCTGAATTTCCTTGTGCTTGCTGAAGTCGATGCACTGCAATTCTTCAAGGAGGTTCTTACCTGCAAGGAGCAGGGCGGTCTTGGGAACATCTTCGCCGGTGAAATACATCTTGGCAAGGGCAATGAGCTTCTCGTAAGTCCATGTACCTGCGTGCTGCAGTTCGCGCTTGAACTGCCAACGGATACCCTCGGTGAAGTAAACCATCTGTTCGCCGAGCTTGGGCACCTTGACAGGGAGCTTGCCTTTGATACCCGTCCACAGGGTGCGGTTGCCGGCACGCTTGAAATTAAGGATTGCCTGTTCTGCGATGAGGCTCTGCGTGAACGGAATGTGCTTCTTCTGTGCCTCGAAGTAGTCGGAAACAACTTGGTTCATGCCACGCTTCTGAAGATATACAATAGAGGGGCGAGGCACGATGAGGTCGGGGTCTACTTCTTTCTGCGTTTCATACATCGCATTGGCGAGAAGTTTCACCTTTGAACCGGCAGGAATGGCAGGAGTTGTGCAGAAAGCATCGGTCTCGTTTGTTTTCGGACCATTGACTGCACGAACTACGGGGTTGTCGGTGGTTGTGTCACGGCCTGTAACAAAGAGCATGAGGCTCTTGCCGGGGGTAACGGTCTTGCCATCGGGAGCATAGCCGTCCACATCGGGGACGAGAAGTGTGTGATAGTCGCGCGGAATGTTTTGGTCGCTTGCCGCAAGGGGAAGTACGAACTGAGCCTTTGAACTTGCTGCGACTGCGGTGTCCGTTGTGAGGGAGCTGCGCTGTTCGTCAATCATGAAGTGTTCAACTTCGGGGCTGTTGACCTTGACTTTCTTTGCTTTGAGCATAAGCGACATGAGTGCCGTGTCCTCGCTTTGGAAGCGGAACAGTTGGTCGTCAATGTCTGTTTCTACGAGATTGCCTGGTGCTATGCCGCCTGTTGCGCCCGCTACAGTGCTGACGGTAGTGGCTTGACCCGGTGCTTGGGACTGCACCCCGGCTGTGCCGGGAGAGGTGGGAACTGCCGCTCCCGAACCTACAGTTACGTTTTCGATTTCTGCCATAGCGTTATAAAATTAAATGTAAATTGTCTATTTATCGGTTGATACTATGTTACCCGGCTTGATGCCGCCTGTTGCTGATGCAAGATTGCTGACGGTTGTCGCGCATCCCGGAAGCTGCGTTTTCAGTCCTGCACTACCTTTGGTGGGTTGCAGAGGCTTTTCGACAAATTTGATATGTTCACCCATTATCGCGCTCCGTCTGCAATGTCAAAGATTGAACCTTTATCACGAGAGGGCGCAGGTGCATTGTTGGCTCCGCCCAAAGTCGGAGTGCCGTCACCGCGCTTAGGCTTGCGAAGCTTTGCCTCAGCTTTGGCATTCTTGCCTCTGATTTCGCCCTCCTCACTTGCGGCGGCGATGTCTGCATCGTGATTGATAGCTTTGAGAGCCATGTCGATTGTTTCGGGTTTGATGATACCGATTACAGCGTCATTCGTAACCTCCTTAATCCAATCGGCGGCAGCGTCTATCTGCTCATCGGTAAGACCGAGTTCCTGCTGTTTCTGCTCAAGCATAGCAAGGGTGGCTTTCATATTCTTTTCCCACTCCTCTTCAAGTCCTTTCTGCTTGGCCATGCGGTCGATGTATTCTTTGTTGCTTGCAGAATACTCGTCCATCTTTGCAGGGTCATCGAGCATTTCCTTTACACCGTCAATGCCGATACGGTTAATGAGTGACGTCCACGGGTCTTTGCCCTGCGCCATGTCCGTAATGAACTGAGCGCTGTGGGGGTCATTCGCAAGCATATCAGTCAGCTTGCGTTCGCGCTCCTCGTAGCCCGATAACTTGTTGTCATATTCGTCATAATCGTCACTGATTTGGCCGAATAAGGCTTCATCATCGGCATACTCTCTGTCGGGGTATTTCTTTTTCAGTCGTTCGCCAAATTGGTCACGTCTGCTCTTAACTTGCTTTTCCTCAGCCATAGTTTCAAATTGATGTTACATGGGTGTTTAATCTATGGCAAAGTTAAGGGTGTTAAATGGGTCGGCATCGTTATCTTTTGAGTTGCTATGTTGTATCTTTGTATTGAGTTTAATACCTTAAAGTGCAGCGCAATGAAGTCCTTCGGAAGTGTTTTGGCCTTTACTCGCGAACGCAATGCAGCGTTGCTAAAGGCATATCGAGAGCAGGTAGATGCAGCGAGTTTTGTTCGGTTGAACGAAATCGGCGAGAAGATTGTTAATTCTCCTTCTCCCCGGTTTTGGGTATCAGAGGAACGTGCGGCTGCGGTGGTGTCTGCTATTATGCGAGGGAAGCCGGTGTTGGAAACGATGCGCCCGACAAAACGAGAAATGTTTGAGGAGATACACCGCAGGGTAATGGCTCTAAAAGAACAGCACCCCGATTGGCACCTGTGTCAGTTGGTCTTTAATGTTGTCAATTCTCCCGCACCCAAATTCTATATGGAGGTTTCATCAGCACTTGAAAGGTTATTCAAAATCCGCAACGGCTGGTACGACAATGGAAAAGGAAATTACAGTTTCTAACATAGTCGCTGAGAATGACAAGCGCCGCGATGAGATGTTTTCGCGGTTCAATCCTATCACCGGCGAGGGTTCTGTCGGTAAACGTGTCTTTGTGCATATACAGGACTTTCCCATGCAGTCACAATGGTTACCTGCTTCAATGGCAGAAAATACACTTGTCAAGGCACTGATAAAGAACAATGGTATAGACGGCCTCCTGCGCAATGATATGGGAGTTGATGAGCCGACTCAAGAGGACAGGGAGGCCGTTATCAATACTTTTGTTAGACTCCGCTCATTGCATGATTTTCCATTTTGGGCTGCGACTTTCGTCTACATCAAAAACAAGGAGGTCGGTCAGCCCGACTGTCTTTTCCGTTTGTCATACCCTCAACGTAGGTTCGTTGAGATGCTTGAACGTATGAGGCTTGCAGAAAAGCCAATACGAATAATTCTGCTCAAAGCACGACAATGGGGAGGCTCTACAACATCACAGCTTTATATGGCATGGTTGCAACTCATTCATCGCACCGGCCTCAACTCTCTAATCATATCCAACTATAACAAAGGTTCTGAAACAATCAAGGGTATGTTCAAGAAGATGATTGAGGCTTACCCTGTGTCGATGCTCCATGAGGCAGGAGATACATACTCCGAGAACGAGGAAAAACTTGTCGGTGTAGGTCGCTCCGGCCTTACTCAGCTTGTGCCACAACGTAACGCAACAATTTCAATAGGCTCTGCCGAGTCGCCGGACTCATGTCGTGGTGGTGACTATGCTCTTGTGCATCTTTCGGAGGTCGGTTTGTGGAAAGCGACTGACGGCAAAAAGCCGGAGGATATTGTGCGCTCTGCCTGTTCGGGTGTCCTGTATCGACCTTATACGATGATTGTATATGAAAGCACGGCCAACGGTGTAGGTAATTTCTTCCATAACGAGTATGTTGCAGCCAAAGACCCGGAAATTAAATCTCAGTTTGAGCCTCTGTTTATTTCGTGGTTTGACATCGAGCTGTACCAACTTCCATTTGAGAATAAGGAGGAGTTATATAAGTTTGCTACATGGTTGTACGACAATAGGCTGAACGGCTCTGCGCCCTCAGACCGCGAGGAGTGTGGCAAGTATCTTTGGTGGTTGTGGGAGATTGGTGCTACATTGGAGGGCATTCATTGGTATGTTGAGGAACGAGCAAAGTATCACGACCACGGTTCTATGGCTTCCGAGTATCCGTCTGATGATGTAGAGGCATTTGTAAACTCCGGCTCTGCTGTATTCGACAAGTATTGTGTGGAGGCTCTGCGGCCGACTACAAAGAAGCCTCCTCGCTATGTGGGCGACATATATGCGCACGGCGATGAGGGCGAGGACGCTCTGCGCGATTTGCGGTTCAAGGCCGATGCACAGGGTATGTTGTGGGTTTGGAATTTGCCCGACCCTGTTAATCCTAATGACCCGGAGGAGGTGACAAACCGCTACCTTACTGTCGTGGACGTTGGCGGTCGCTCCAATAAGGCCGACTGGTCTGTGATTGTGGTATTCGACCGTCTGTTGATGATGGACGGTGGCAAACCGTCTGTTGTCGCTCAATGGTACGGCCACATTGATATGGACTTGTTGGCATGGAAAGCTGCTCAGATAGCTGCGTTCTACGACAACTCCCTGCTCGTCATTGAAAGTAATACGCTCGAAACACACGATAAGGAGCGCAACGTGGACGGCGACCAATCCACGGCTATACTCAATCAGATAAAAGACATCTATCCAAACCTGTATGCTCGCAAGCAATCAGAGGACGCGATTGTTCAAGGCTTGCCTGTTCGTTATGGCTTCCACACTAATGTTGCCACTAAGCCGATGATTATCTCAACGCTTGTAAAGGTTATACGTGAGGGTCTTTATATTGAGCGTGACAAGCGTTGTATTGACGAGTTTTTGAACTATGAGAAGAAGCCTAACGGTTCTTTCGGAGCAAAGGCCGGTACTCATGACGACTTGCTTATGACACGAGCAATAGGCCTGCACATCTGTTTCTATGAAATGGAACTGCCGCAAGTCGTAACTCGCGGCAGCAACAATCTGAAATATGTTCCTAAAGTTGTATCGGCGGCTTCATTCTAACCTATGCGGTTTGCGCTTGTGGCTGACCTCCGCGCATGGCACCTTGCAGTTGGTTTACGGCATTCATATTTGCGCCCTGCTGTGCCTGTGCTATAAGTTGAGGTGATACACCCTCCGGCACCTGTCCGGCTTCCAACTGCTCTTTCTGCGATTGGATAGACTGCAACAACTCGTCTGCGAATGGGAAATTTCCGGCTTGTAGAAGTTGCTCCAACGAGATTGCTTGCTGTTGCCACAACTGCATAAGGAAGTCGTTTGCCATAGCGCGATAAGCAGGTGTCGCGGTACTCGGCACGATTGAAAGGTCAAACTCAACATCGCGGATTTTTCGGGGGTCATACTCAATCTGAGTGCCTACGCGACCGGCAATGTTGAATACTCTCTTTTGGTCGTAGAACTGCTGCATATTCTTAACGTCCTTATATGCGGCATCGCGCACAAACTCGCTGAACGTGTCGAGCAGGTCAAGCAACGATGTGGTTGCATTCTGTGTCTGCTGATTGTAGAGCGCCGCAGACATTCCTGCATATCCGGGTTTGCCTTGCAATGCTCCATTCACACCCGATATGTCCTCAAAGAATTTGAGTTGTAAGTTGAGCAATTCGTTAATGCCGATATTGGTAGAGTTGGCTTGAACCTGTTGAGGCAGGTCACGGTGGTTCTTTGACGGAGTGTAGACAATAACACCATCGTGGCGGCTCCACATATCTGCAAAGTCCTCCGGCGACATTCCTTTTGGAATACAGTCGCTCGGTATCATCAACACACCTTTGGCCGATGCTCTCATAATCCAATCGTAGAGGGTTATGAGGCGGTTGGTGTATCGCTGTTGGTCGATTACATCACTGACAAACGAATGTATCTCGCCGTCAATGAAAGGATATGCCTTGAAAACGTATGGGTGGCTCTTGTGGTCGTATGGTGTTTCTCCCTCTTTCAGAATATCGCCAAATGGTGTGAGGTAGTAATAATACCAAAAAGAGTCCATAAACCACTCGGCACGGATTAGTGGAATATCTTCCTGCGGCATACCTGCGGCCAACCCCTGCATGATGCGCTGTGTGTTTTCTTCCACTACCATTTCTTTATAATCCTCAAGCTCAATCTTGAATATATCGCCGTTGTTATAATCATGACACCAATAGCGAGGTTTTGTTTCTTTGCGCCATACCTCAATCACACGGCACCGGCTTTCATCACGCGGCACAAGAAAATCCATTTCTGGGGACTGAGAGTAACCGAACTGTTCCCACGCTTGTGTCAGAACAATCTTTTCTCTTGCAGAACGGTATATCTGTGCGAGTTTCGCATAATCGGTGGGGGATTTGGCGAACTCATGACACACATCCTCGAAGCTGACATCATGTATTTCTCCTACGCAGGAACAATCCCATGTGCGGAAATCGCGCATATTGTTGTCAATGAAAAAGTTGTTGGGCTGAACATATTCCGTCCAACAATCTTCTTTGTCATTCATGCGACCGAACCATTTGCGGTGAACAATCATACCGGAGATTAAAAACTCCTCCATAGTTCGCGCATACAACTCGGTCATGCGGTTGAGCTGCATATTATATTGTAATACCGTGGACATCGTTTCAGCTAATTTCTGTTCGTCACGGTCACGCGCATAACAGGTCGGCTCTGTCGCTTGACTTCGATACACACCGATAACATTACGCACAAGTCGGCGTATGAGGTTATTCTTCAGCGGTATGTTGCCCTGCTTCATAATGTACTGCTCCTCGGTCATCTTCACTCCGTTCACACACACTATGTCGCTCCATTGGTCGCCGTAGTTATATCGCTTATTCCGCTCTCGTTCACGGCGAAAGCGATGCATATTTTGATATAGGGTTTGTGCTTGCAACAGAACATCAGTAGCCCTGCGCATATCATCGCCCTGCGCCTGTGCCCTTGCGATACTATCCATATCTTCAACACTCGCAGGTTTGACTTTACTTAGTCTATTTAATTTGATAGCCATATCGAGAGTATAAATTTGTGTCGGTGGCAAAGTTACTCACCACCGACACATTACCAACTTTATCTGTTGAGTTGCTGAGATTGTGGCTGCATGGCTTGATATTTCGAGTAAAACTCGTTCATCAAGGTTGTCAGTTCTGACATGGCCGATTGTTGGTTTTCCACAGTTTCGGCTTGCAGGACTTTCACCATGCCGGCACGGTACGCTGGGATTGTAGATGCAATGAGGGCAGCTTCTTCCGGGGTCTTTGATGTGAGCCACATTTTTGAGATACGTCCGAGTTGCTTGTCAAGACTGCCGAACCTCTGATAAAGTGTAAAGTCGGGGTCTTGTTGTAATGCCGCGTGTGCTTGTGCTGCGGCGGCATAATCGGTCTTAATCATAGCCCTTGCCTTTTCTGCCTTCTCGTTCACTGCCTTATATCGAGCCTCAAAGTCGGCGTAGGCTTCCTTTACTGCGGCATCGCCACGGCTCTCCAATCGCTCGGTCATTCTGTCCTTGGCCAACTCTTCGTATTTGCCGAGACGTTCCTCATCGCCCCAAGACCATGGAGCAAGAGGGGTGCCACGCTTCACCTTGTATTCGGCATAGCGCGCCGCCAACTGTTGCGGTGTCAGTTTGCTTGCCTCCTCGCCGTTCAGACCTATCTCATCAAAGTAGAGTTTGTCGAGTTGGCTCTGTGGTACTTGCAGCACTCTCATCACAAAGATAGCAGCCTCGTGGCTCAATGCCGGGTCATCACCGCAAGCATCGGTAATGGCAATAGCAGCATCGGTAAGGCTCTGTGGATTCATGCCTATGCCGGATTGTACCAGGAGGTTGAGAATGTCATTGACCGCCTCGGCGTTTTTACCACCAATAAACTTATTGGCAATGGTGTTGATGTCGCTTGCCAACGGCATATCCTTACTGAGTTGGTTTCTGCTCCATTCTCCGCTTGCCCACATATTGCCGAAACTGCTCATCACATCGCCGCCGGTCAGTCCCTCTATACTTCCGAAGTATGAATGAGTAATCACATCATCCCACATTTTGTCTTTTTCGGAAATATAATAGCCGAAAATGATGTATGGAAGATATGGACCAAGATTCCAAAGCCACTCAAGAACATAACCAAACGTAGCAAGTCGGATTACATCTTTCTTGATTTGTCTGCGGAATCGTTTCCGAGCTGCATCATTCGCTCTGCTATATTCGTCATCGGTAGCGCTTTCGGGGTCTATCTCCCAATCGCGCAGTATCTGCTTGGTCATGAACGCTACGCTCTTGGCTCGCTGTGCTGACGTAAGGTTGCGCTTGAGGTTTCTTGCGCCGTCATAAGTTTGGCGAGTGTACGACATTGAGGAGTTGCGGAATACAGTAAACAAGGTACTCAGCCAATCTTTATCTACCTGCATGGTCGAAAGGAAGGGCGACTCTGACGACTGCTGCGTCTGATTGAACAGTATCGTGGCGTCCTGCATGGCTCGCTTCTCTGCGGCGTCTGCCGGATAACCCTCTTTGAGATATTGGTTCAGTCGCGTTTCATACATCGCTCTTGCTCCGATGCTGACGGTTACGGCATCCACAAATGCATTCGGGGTCATACCGATGCGCGAGGATATTTCCATAACCCGGCTGCGCCACATCTTCCAATCCATATCCGATTTCAGCAGTCGAGGGTCTCCGCTGATGCGCGAGTGCCAGCGCTCGCGGAAGATGGGCAGGTTTTCCAAACACCATTTGAAGTCGCCGTAGGGATTGGCTATACTCTTCGCAATTGATTTCAAGTTAACTTCTGGTGCATAGGCAGGTGCGGAAAGGAATTGCTTTAATGCTGTGAATAATCTGAAGCTTACCTTGGCTGCTGTTACTCCTTTGGCAAGGTTAACAGCGTTTTTATTGAGCCTTGACACCGGTGGACGGTATTCTCCTGCAGCCATAAGACACAGGTCGTTGAAATTCTCCCATAACCTGCGGCCACCACCGTAGACCGTTGTCATGTTGATTACTTGGTTACGGAAACGCTTGTATGTGCGCAGGGTGTTAAGGTCGCGGTTCCATTCAGCGTATGCACTCCAATGTTCCATTTGGGTGATATGGTCGAGGATTACGCTCAATGCGTCTGCGCCTGTAATGTCGAGGGCGAGATTGTTCACTCGGCGTTTGATGATGCTACCGGTCTTGGTGGTGATACCGTCCGGGCGGTTCTGCTGATTGACATCTTCCTCTTTGTCGATTCGGGCGTTTGCCAATATTTTCAAGGGGAAGTAGTTCTCTGTTGCGGCCATGCTCGCGCCAAACATCCGCTTGTGAGTTTCGTTATACTCGTTGCGGGTGCCCACAAGAAATTCTTCCTGAAGCCAGTCGCCGAGTGCCTTGAAGCGTGGGTCGAGAATCTGCTCTATGTTGGTAATGTCATCCTCGGTGATGCCCATGCGGCGTAGTTTCATGCGCCCGTCTGTCA